ACATAAATATTCAGACAAGTGTCGAAGCATTTAGTGTCATAAACACCTTATCAGGAATAATGAGATGTATGCCTATTTGGTCTGAAGGGGCATTACTTCTTACTCAAGATAGTCCAAAGGATCCCAGTTATTTATTTACTTTAGCCAATGTTGGATCGGAAGGTTTCAGTTACACAGGAAGTAGTTTAAAAACTCGAAGCACAGTTATTGCAGTTTCATATTTTAATATGGAAACTAGAGATTTAGATTACGAAGAAGTAGAAGCAGAAGCAGCTTATCGAAGTAAATACGGGCTACACGTTAAAAGAGTAAAAGCATTAGGCTGCACAAGTAGAGGACAAGCTAGAAGGTTTGCGAAAGCCATATTATTTGCAGAACAGCGTGAAACTGAAGCCGTAAACTTCTCTGTCTCTATGGAATCAGGATGTGTTGTACGACCTGGAGCGATTATCAGCATTTCCGATCCAGCGAGATCAGGTATAAGAAGAGCAGGGAGAATCAATACAGCTACTACGACTCAAATAACAGTAGATGATTCTAGTAATACTGATTTATCAGATCAGAATAATCCCAAGTTAAGTGTCATATTACCCAACGGAACTGTTGAGACTAAAAATGTAACTTCTATTTCTGGCAAGGTAATTACTTTAGAAAGTGCATTAAGTCAGACACCAAATGTTAACAGTATTTGGATGCTTGAGAATGATACTGTTTCTGCTCAGTCATTTAGAGTAATGTCTGTTGAAGAGCGAGATGGGATTAGTTATGGAATAACAGCATTAGCTTATGTAAATGAAAAATACGCATTTATTGAGGATGGAGAAACAATAACACCACAACAAATATCAACTTTGAATCTACTTAAACCTCCTCCTAGTGGATTATCAGGAGAGGAAGTAATCGTTTTATCAGATGCAACTAATCTACCTATATCTAAGTTAATTATTAGATGGCAGCCTGTAACTGGTGTTAATAGCTATATGGTGAATTATAGATTTGGTGATAATAATATTATTTCTGCTACAACAAGCAGTCCTGATTTTGAAATATTTAACACAAAAGTAGGAGCTTATGAAGTATCTGTTCGTAGTTTAAATGCTGCATTAGAACCTAGTGCTACGGCTGCAACTGACACTTTTAACACTATCGGTAAAACTGCTGTTCCTGCTGATGTTACTGGATTGACAGCAGAACCAATAAATAAAACAACTGTAAAATTACGTTGGAATTTAGCAACTGATTTAGATGTAACTCATGGAGGATTAGTCTATATAAGACACTCCTCAAAAACTGATGGAACGGGAACATTTTCTAATGCAGTTGATCTAGCGAAAACTGCTGGAAACTCAACTACTGTTGACGTTGCGTTACTTGAAGGAGAGTACATTTTAAAATTCCAAGATGATGGTGGTAGATTTAGTAATGGTGAAGCAAGTGTAATTTTAGATTTACCAGATGTAGTTGATGATAAATTAATTCAAACAAGAAGAGAGGATTTAGACGTTCCAAAGTTTCAAGGTACGAAAACTAATGTTGCTTTTGATGCCACAACTAATTCATTAAATTTAACTGGTGCTGGATTATTTGATGATATTGGTGGAAGTATTGTAGGAACATTTGATGATGTTGATTCTATAGATGATATTGGAGGTATTGCTCCATTAGGTAGTTATGAATTTGGTGGAACCGCAGGAGGTACAACCCTAGATTTAGGAGATGTATTTACTTTAGATTTAAAACGTCATTTCTTGACCGAAGCCTTCTTCCCTTCAGACTTATTTGATTCTAGAGTTCCATTTGCATTTCCTACAACTGGTACTTTTGACGGAGATGTTGCGACTGAAGTTAATGCTGAAATGTTAGTTCGTGTAACCCAAGATAATCCTAATACTGGATCACCTACTTATGGACCCTTTCAAACATTTGCAAATGGGAGATATAAAGGAAGAGGTTTTCAATTCAAAGTGAATTTAACAAGTAATGATCCTGCCCAAGATATTCGAGTATTTCAGTTAGGATATACAGCTTCTATGGAGCAAAGAACTGAACTAAGTACTTCAACTACAGCAAGTGGAGCAGGAGCAAAAGCAGTTACGTTCCAGCATCCTTTCTTTGTTGGTACTGCTAATACTGAAGGTGGAGCAAATAGTATATTGCCTTCAGTTGGTATTACTGCACAGAATATGCAATCTGGAGACTTTTTTGAAATATCAAATGTATCTGGAACGGGCTTTACTGTTCATTTTAAAAATTCTTCAAATGCTTCAGTTGATAGAAATTTCAGCTATCAAGCTGTCGGATTTGGTAAAGCAAGTTAGAATAGGTTCAATGTTACTTTTTTTAAATGGCTAGACCAGGATCTACTACCAGTGAAACAGGTAATAATTATAATACCGCCAACGGAACGGGTGCTGCGGTTCGTGCAAAGATCAATGAAATATTTACAGCCTTAAGAACATTAAGTGCTGGAAGTAGCGATCCAACAGGAGCAGCGAATATAGCTCAGTATCAGCCTCATATAAATACTTCTACTAACGAATTAAAAATAGCAACAGCAGTTTCAAATGATGCAGCAACTTATGTTGTTTTAGGAAAAATAAACGAAGCAAACTTTGGCCATGTTGTAGCAGCAACTCCTGTAATGACAGGTGATGTGGCAATGAACTCTAACGGGTTTTTAAAAATTCCTGTTGGTACTAATGCACAACAACCTGGGCAATCTGGTCAACCAGCAGCAGCAGCAGGACAGTTTAGATATAACTCTGATTTAGGACAGTTTGAAGGTTATACAACATCTTGGGGTGCTATTGGAGGAGGTGCTGGAGCTACTGGAGGTGGCACGGATGAGGTGTTCTTGGAGACAGGCCAAACTATTACAACTACTTATTCTTTAACGCCTGGTAAAAATGCGATTACAGTATCGCCTACAATAAATAATAATGTTGAAGTAACTGTGCCAAATGGGGCAACTCTTGTTATTCTTTAATCATGAGCTTAGAACTATCAGGAACAACACCAGCAATCAAAGGAGTAGCTGGATCTGTGTCTGCACCAGCTATAACTGGTGATGATGCTGACACAGGAATAAGTTTTCCTTCCGCTAATACCATCAAGTTTTCAACTGGTGGTGTTGAAAGAATATCAATAACTGATTCTGGAATTTCTGGAACTGGAATAGCTGCTGGAGGCAAATTTGCTAGTTATGCCATAATTGGGGATCAAAAATCAGCCGATTCTGACGCAGGGACTTTCACCAGTGGTGCATGGAGAATAAGAGATTTAAATGCAGAAATAGCGGATCCAGACGGAATCGTGTCAATCAGTAGTAATCAATTTACACTAGCTGCTGGTAGTTATTTAGTTAAAGCTTCCGCCCCTGCCATAGGGGTAAACAATCATAAAATAAAAATTTATAATGTTACTGATAGTGCAGATGTTGAGATAGGGACAACTGAATATGCTCATGCAAGTGACTACACTGGAGAAAGATCTTTTGTGGCAGCACGATTTACTATCTCAGGATCAAAAGCTTTTGAAATACGACATCGTTGTGAAACCACAAAGTCCACTTATGGATTGGGCAGAGGATATGGTATGTCTGTTGTTGAGTTATTTACTTTGGTTGAAATTTATAAGGAGTCATAATTATGGCAATAAACTCAGATACAGACATTAATTTAGCTTTATTACAGCTAGGAAAAAATACTAATCGTTATAGATTAGATCAAAATGTAGTGCCTCATAAAATTATTGAATGGGATTCTGGTAACAGCGATTCACAACCAACAGATGACGAATTAAATGCAGCTTATATAGCATGGAAAAATGCTAATGAATATAAAGAAAAAAGAGTTTCAGAATATCCAGATATTGTAGATCAGCTAGATACGATTTATCATAGTGGTGTAGCTGGTTGGAAAGCTACTATCAAAGCTATCAAAGACAAATACCCAAAACCTAGTTAAATATGGCAAGTGTTAAATTAAAACATACAGATGGAAATGGCACTATTTTACATAGTCCAGCAGCTAATCCTAGTAGCGATGTAACTCTTAAATTACCATCTACAAGTGGTTCTGCTGGTCAGGTTTTAAGTGTAGCGAGTGCAAACCATAGTTCTACAAATGCAGAGCTTGAGTTTGCAGCAGCAGGGGGCGGTAAACTTTTACAATTCAAATATGTGGTAAAAAATAATGGTGCAAGTCAATCGACTGTAACTACACCAGCAGAAGTCTCAAGTGATCTTCGTGTAACAATAACCCCAACGTCAGCTTCTAGTTTAATAGTAATTACAGCAACTCTTTTTACCAGTATGCCGCATGAGCAAAATGTTGGTTATAGGATGTATAAAAGTTCATCAACAGATATGTCTAGTCCTAGTTTTGTTCAAACTCCAAGCTCTGTTAATAGTTCACAAGATGGTAACCTAAACATTATTGGTGGGAACAGAACCAATCAGTCCGCCGTGGTTAAAGTTGTAGAACTTGCAGGGAATACAAACCAAAGAACTTACAGTCCTTTTTGGGCTATTACAGGTGGAACGGCTTATTTGAATAGTTACTCGGGTGGTGGATATTATGGAACATCTACAATGACAGTTGAGGAGGTTGAATTATAATGACACTAGATCACGATGCTATTTATAAAGTTTATCCTGATTGCGTAAGAATAGATGATTCTACAGGTGCATTTAAAGCAGACGGAACAAAGATAACACTTGTTCAATCTGATATTGACGCTGCAAGAACTGAACTTGATAAACTTAAATATAAAGATACAAGACAACCTTTATATCCATCTTTGGGAGACTTTGCTGACGCTATGTACTGGAATAGCAAAGGAGATTCTAGTAAACTTACTGCATATTACGCAGCCTGTGAGAAGGTTAAAACCGACAATCCAAAACCTAGTTAAATGAGTACATTAAAAGTCACCAACGTAAAACACGAAACAAGCGGACTAAATACCCTTGTATTTGATAATGGTGGAACGTCTGGTGGTAACGGAAGGGTTACTACAAAAGGAACTATCGGAGAAGTTATTGATGAGCCCTACGCATCTACAATTA